TTTAACCAAATGATAAAGATAGAGTTTAAGGAGGTGCAGCGTGATGATGTTGAAAATATGGCAATGATTAAGCTTTACTTTTGCTATCCAGGGAATTTAACAGAAGATATAAGAATATATTTCACTGATAACTATGATTTGATTTCGGTTTTACCCTACACCCCAACACAAGACCCGATGCTAGACCGTTCGCATATCCTCACCCAACTCGGCATAACCGAACAGGAAGATGAACTTTTACAGCAGCAATATAAAAATGTTTAGTATATTTGAATAATCAAGTTATTTCAATATGAACAATGAAAGTAATCATGGAGGGGCAAGGCAAGGCGCAGGACGTAAGTCTAAGGCAGAAGAAATACGGTTGATAGAGAAACTATCACCTTTTGACGAAGTTGCCTTAGAACTCATTAAAACGCTTCTGGAGCAAGGCGACTTTAATGCGCTTAAATTGTTCATGGAATATCGTTATGGCAAGCCTACCCAAAAAGTAGAATCTGATAGCAACGTTAATTTAACCGGAGTTAACTTAAAAGACCTTGTTAGTTTTAAATAAAAAATATGCTCCATTAATATCTGATAATTCCCGATACTTTCCTGTTACAGGTGGTCGTGGCAGCGGTAAATCATTTACAGTCAACACGATACTTTGTTTAATGCTTTTAGAGGAAAAACAAAGAATACTGTTTCTAAGACAAACTTTAACTTCTGCTTACCTTTCAATTATTCCAGAGTTTCAAGAAAAAATAGAAATTCTCGGGTTAGGGGATCTATTTGATATTACCAAGACCGAGATAATCAACAAAACTAATGGTAACGCCATTCTATTTCGAGGCATTCAAACAGGTAGTAAATCTAATACCGCAAATCTTAAATCACTTCAAGGAATAAATGTTCTGGTTATTGATGAGGCTGAAGAAGTAACGGATGAAACGGTTTTTGATAGGATCGATTTATCCGTAAGGCAAAAAGGTGTGCAAAATAGGGTTATTCTAATAATGAATCCAGCCACAAAGGAACATTTTATTTATAAGCGTTTCTTTGAGCAAATGGGAGTTAATCCAGGGTGGAACGGAAAAAAAGAAAACGTGACCTATATACATACCGACTATAGGGATAACCAAGAAAACCTAGATCATAGTTTCTTAGAGCAAGTAGAAAAGATAAAGGTTACCAATCCAGAAAAGTACAAGCACGTTATTCTAGGGGGGTGGTTGGATGCAGCAGAGGGCGTAATCTATTCTAATTGGAAAATTGGGGAGTTTAATACTTCATTACCTTTTGCATTTGGTGCAGATTTTGGTTTTAGTTTTGATGAAACAACATTGGTAAAGTGTGCTGTAGACAAAAAAAGAAGATTATTTACCTAAAGGAATGTGTTTATAAAACGGGATTATCTACAAACGATATTTACCACGAATATTTAAGGGAAGCTAGTTTTGATGGACTAATAACAGCAGATAGTGCAGAACCCCGATTGATAAGCGAACTATCCAGCTTAGGATTAAATATTAAACCGGCAATTAAAGGCCCTGGATCAATTACAGCTGGAATATCAGCAATACAAGATTACCAATTAATTATAGATCCTAATAGTAATAATCTGATTAAGGAGCTTAATAATTATGTTTGGCATGACAAGAAATCAGCTACACCTATTGATGCTTATAACCATTTATTGGATGCCGTTCGTTATGTCGCATATCCTTTGATTAAAAATACAAATATTGGATTAGAAAACCGTTTAGTATAATTTGTAAAAAATATGTTACTTTTACCTTATGAATAAAATCCAGAAATTAGGAGCGTCATTATTAGGGCTTAAGGCTTACTATGCGCCTGGTGTAACCATGATGATGGGCGGTCTTTTTAATTGGAGCTTTAAGGGTAAAAGCAAACAACTAACTAAAGGATATGAAAACAAGATAGTTTACGCTGTTGTAAATGTTCTGGTACGCAAGCTAATCGAATCCCCAATAATAGTAAGCAAGGTTAAGAGTCAAAAAGACCTGATAAAGCTTAAGAATTATAACTTTTCATACGGTAATGAAACAGGTAAATATAATGTTACTCAAGTAAAAGCCTTAGACGAGTTGGAATCACACGATTTAATTGATTTGCTTAACCGCCCTAACGAATATCAAACGGGGATTGAGCTATTAGAATCGTTCTGGTTTAATTATGCCCTTTCCGGAGATGGGTTTATTTATGTAGAAAAGAATGGAGATAAGCCCGTATTTCTTCATGTTCTGCCAACAGATAGGGTAACTATTGAACGTGTTGGTAATGATTGGCGTAAACCTATTACTTCATATAAATTCAATGCATGGGACGGAACAATAATCCCTCTAAATTTAGAGGATGTTATGCACATGAAAAAATGGTCGCCATACGATCCATTGCAAGGAGGATTTTCTCCTTTACAGGCCAGCGGGTCTACCGTTGCCAAAAACGATGAGAACGATATCGCTCAAGGCGCAGCATTTAAGAATGGCGGAACGGGTACTATTATAAGTTCTGATATTATCGTTCAAGACGGAGCGACATACTCTAAGCTTTCAGTCGAACAGGTGGAAAAACTACAAAGAACCGTTGATACTCGCTGGTCAGGATCTCATAACAACGGCTCGATGCACGTAACAAACGGATCTGTTAAGGTCGATAAGTTTGGTGATACATTAGTAGATTTAAACGCAATATCAGCAGACGATCAAGATGCGGTAAGAATTGCCGCTACATGGGGCGTTAACTCTATCTTGATTGGCGATAAGTCTGGAGGTACAGAAAACAATGTTAAAGAAGCTTATAAAACATTGGTTACGAATGTTATCGTTTCTGAATTAAGGAAGTTCGATCAAAAGTTTAAACAGTTTGCATATAAATGGTATAGAGGTGAGCGGTTGGATATCAGCCACGATTTAACAGAGTTCAGTGAATTAGCTCCAGATTTGGTATTAATGAAAACCGTTTATGGGGATGCATGGTATTTAACGGGTGATGAAAAGCGCAAGATATTTAACATGGAAGAAAGCAATGATCCGAATATGAAGCGTTATTTAGTACCATCTGGAATGATGTTTTTAGACGATTTGGCAAGTACAGAATTTGATCAAACGCCACTTAATCCATCTGCTTTATAATGGCTAAAATCGAACTAGAATTAGATGCAACAGAATTAATAAAGGCTTTTAATGCGGGGGTTGAATTGGGATTTATTTTAGCTAACGATACTCCAGAATTAGAATCAGAATTAAATAAAAACAATATCGATATAGCTAATGGCGATTAATGAATTTGATCAAGAACGTAAAGATTACGCGAAAGCTCAAAGCATCGCAGAAAAACAGTTATTGCCATTATTTCGAAAAGCGTTAAAAATATCTATATCGAGAGTTGTTCAATACGCTAATGACTACGGCTTAGATGGGCTTAAACCAGAATCATTAATTAATCCTAATGTTTGGGATTCTGTTTATCCTATAGCTTACCAAATGATAGGCATGAAATTGGCTAGAAATGAGTATTATAGGCAAAGAAGATTAGAGGGAATTGAACAAAAAGCAAGTGCAATTGATTTTTTAGTTGATGTTTGGTCAAGCTTATTTCGTGATTATGCATTGAATTATTTGTACAAAATAAAAAGAGAATTAAACCAAACTACTATCGATATAATAAACAGGGCTTTAGGTGATACTTATGCTTTAGGCTTAGATCGTGATGGTTCAATTAGGTTATTCGAAAAAACACTAAATGATAATTTAAGGTTGCGTACATTAACAATATCAAGAACAGAAGCTACTACAATTAGTAATTTAGGTAAAGATATTGGAGCAAGGTCTTGGATAGATGAACAAGGTGGGCAAGGGTATAAGGTTTGGTTGGGCAGAAATGATGATAGAGAGCGTAAAACTCATATACAAGAAAACGACACCTTGATACCCATTGATGATAAATACATTGTGGGCGGAGAATTGGCTGAAAGGCCTGGGGATGTTAATTTGTCAGCAAAAGAAAGAATTAACTGCAGATGTACTCAATCATTAATGAGTGAGAATAGATACAACGCTTATGTTAAACGAGGTCGTATCGTGAATGGCAAATTAGTTGGCGCATCGTAACAACATTAATACATACAAACAAAAGAATTAATTACGATATTTGAAGGGTAATCAGAACAGAGAGCCTGATTATGATTAGGACGTTAATTTAGATTCGGTTAAGTTTGGATGAGCTTAACCGATTTATTTACACCTTTAGGCTAGTGGTCAGTCGGCATACTCATAATATGTGATACGTAAGTTCGAATCTTGCAGGGTGTACAAGCATGAACCGGAATATTCATGTTTTTCATAAGTTTTAGGTTTGTTTTGTTTTAGCGTTCGGGGTGGTTTCCGAACGCTTTTTTATTTTATTTGCATTTAATAAAATATTGTTATATTTGGGCTATTGTAACAAAAATAATATGTTAACAAAAGGCTTTGATATTTCTTTTAAGGATATAGATGTAAAAGAGGGGATCGTAACGGGTTACTTTGCCCACTTTGGATCTATAGATAGTGATGGTGATCGTATATTACCTGGAGCTTTTACCAAGACCATTAACGAGAATGGGCCAAACGGAACGCAGCTTATTAAACATCTTTTAGATCATGATAAGACAAAGGCTGTAGGAAAGATAACTACATTGAAAGAGGATAGTATTGGTCTTTATTATGAATCAAAGGCAGGAAGACACACTTTAGGGCGTGACTTTTTATTAATGGCTGAAGATGGTATCTTAAAT